GTCTGAATTCCAAAGCTAGCTAAAACTCCTGTAAAAACTGAAGCTATAAAAGTTGGATCTATTTTTTGTTGCGGAACACCAGGAATTGCAACGTAATTTAAAGTCAATATACCCCCAGACCACACTAGTACACCCAATCTCACGAAAGTGGAGATTATGGCAGCCTGTTCATCTTCATCTGGTAGTATCTTGTCTTTTAGTTTCTGTAGTGGCCCTTTTGTGTCCACTTTTTTATCATCAGACATCGGTAGATTCCTCCGCTTTTTTTAACATTTTTGCTAGTTCAGCAGTGCTACCAACAAACATAGTGTTGTTGACAGTTGACGGACCTTTTAATGGTCCTTCTTCTTTAACCTCTTTGGTTTCTTTCTGTAACTTCATCAACTTGTCAGTTGTATCCGCTACGTTCTTAATCATCAAGGCTGCAACTTCATATGCTCTGGGATGATCAGATGAATTTGCGACATCAAGAATACCGTTAAGTGCTTCTTGACCTTTATCTATTAAGTTATATAGCTGACCACGTGTATATTCGTAGTCTTGAGTGACATCTTCTTTTGGTTCACGCTTAGGTTTTGCAATGACATTCACTTCCTCTTCAGGAAGATCTAGTATGTCTTGCATATTATCTTCTAGTTTGCTCATAACATTTCAAATCCTTCATTAAATCCGAAGTTGTCATCTGGACTTACAAGAACATCATCTAATGCATCGATGTTACCATCAGCGTTCTTATCCTCCAGTGCCTTAGGAGTATAAGTGAGTCTTGTATCCTTACGTCTAGATGTATCACCCAACGTACCAATTTCTGCAATAGACTTCTTGATAACACCAATATTGGTAACAGGACCATAGAGGTATGTCTTGACAGTAAACTGCATACGATACTCTAAGTAACGACGGTTGACAAAACTACCATCGTAGGTATCAGTATAATCAACACTGTTGAGAACAACTGGACAATCCTTTATCTCATCCATATCAGGAATCATCTTGATGGGAAGATTAAAGGCTGGTTGGAAGTAAGGTAAGATCTGTTCTAAGATACCAAGACCATCGTCTTGTGACTTAGCTAGTATACCTAATTCAAACCCAATATTATATGGGACTGGCATATACTGTGAACGTACGCCACCAGTAGCGTCGTCTGTCTTCTTATAGACAGAAACAGGACTAGTTTTTCTTTGAGGATCATAGCTATAACTATTCATCTCAAAGTATATTCTTGGCAGAGTGATTTGTACTTGCTTATTGATATCACTTAGATCTTCTAGTCTTGCGAGAAACTTATCTCTAGGACCATAAGCTAAGGGAACCTTTTCACGTACTTGCTCAACACCATTCTCATCGAAGTCACGTAGTTCGATATTATTAAAAATAGTACCGAATGCTATGACAGTTCTACGAATAGTACCGTTATAAAAATACTGCAACATTAGAAGCTACCTGTCTTATTTCCAATTTCGCCAAATGGATTTCTTTCAGAGAAGTCAAGGACATCATCTGCTTTGAATTCTATTACGGCGTTATCATCGTATTGAACACTCTCGACCGTGATCGTAGTGAATGACTGGATCTCTCCAGTTCCATTTGGACCTGTGACTGTTTCTCCTTCTTGGAAACCACCTGTAGGATAAACTACAACGAGTTTACCTGTAGCAGAATCAAAGGAAACTACAGTACCTGCACCACCGCCACTAGAAGTAAAGTCCTCACCCTCTGCAAATGTACCTGTGATATTAGTCAAGGTAATTGGGAAGGTATATGCCTCACGTTCTAATTGATCGACTGCTGCATCACCAGTATCAAAGATCGTGTTACCACGCTCCATAATCTCTGTGGTGATCGTATAGAAATATACTTTGCCTAGCTGGAAGAAAGGCACTTCTTTTTCTACAAACTTGATCTCATAGTTATCACCTGTTAAAGGATAATGTATGATATCTCCTTCATTTGGTCGATCTGGGAGAGATGGATTTGCTGCGTCTACTTCTTCCCACCGATTAACTGAGACAATAAATGTTGCCTCATCAGTGATACGTAGACCGAACTTAGTTGCAAGTTCAGCACCAACACCACCAAATCCTTCTACGTTTTGTAGAAGCATTTCCACTGTGTATATAGTTGTAAACTTTGATAAAGTGACATCATTCATCACTTGATCTTGAACCATTATACGAGGGATGTACTTGACATCACTACCAAATAGTTTAATCTGTTCGTCAACTAGGTCTTGAATGAGACCTTGTTCACCAGTAGTGCCACCGTGTAAGGTAGGGAAATAGGTGCTAGTAGGCATTATCCAATAAGGTCAAGGGGTGGAATAGCATAAGTTGAAAGTATTTGACTCTCAATCTTTTCTAGCTCCAGAACTGCCTCCGAATATATTTTTTCACCGTTGAGGGTGACTCCACCAGGCAATTGAATGTTCTGATACTTAGTTAAGTTGATACCCCATTGCTTCTTAATAAGAGCAGTGAGATACTTCTTCATAAAGGGATCGTTGTTCATATCAGTATATGTTGTAGGATCTAATGCCCTATAACATTCGATGATAACGAACTCACCTGCTTTCATATCCTCAGCAGCAGTGTCGAGATAAAGTCTGTCTTGTCTCTGGTTGAATCTAAACTGAATAAATGTTCCATTATTCAATACAAAATCAAGAGTCTCAAGATAGCTCTTGGTCATATAGTAGTTAAGTATATCAACAGCACCAAAATGATATAAGTCATTTAAGAAGATCTGATATTCTATACCAAATAAATTACCTCTTATACCACTAGACTTGATACCAAATATACGGCTAATACCATATACGTGTTCAGGAACTAGGATATAATTATCTCTTTCTGTCCACTCAGTTGAGCTACCAGCTACCGTAGTAGTCTGGTTCTGAGTTTGAAAACGTGTAACATCAGCAGCAGTAACCTCGTGCTTAAGAAGCATCTTCTCAGCACCGTTGTAAGTCCACTCAGAGAACTTCTGGAAAGCATCATCCGTCAGATCATCTATCTGCTCTTGAGCTACGTTAATTTGCAGTACAGGTTCCCCTAACTGCCTCTTACAGTATGCTTGCAATTCTGCTCTCGTACTAGGTTTTGCCATTACACAATATTACCCTTCCTTTCTATTTAGACAGATATGAAATGGTGATTATACCACTTAGCTTTCGTTGAGGAGTTCACGCTCTGGTGCTTCTTCATCTGTCGCTACAGGTGCAGATTGATCTTGTAGAATGTTTAGACCTTCAACAGCACCTTGAAGTTTTAAATATCTTTCTTTAGCTGTGTTAAGTTTTTGTTCATACTCAGAGATCTCCTTCATAAGATCTTTCATTTGAGTTGAGAAGTTTAGAATTAATTCTGAAGTTTTGTCAGTAGTCATTTTTATTAATAGAAAATAAAAAGGAGGGTTGTTATAACCCTCCAATTATATGCGATATTTATCGAAGTGTCAAGGTTATGCCTGTGACTCACTCCAAGAAATACGTCCTGTAACTGTGAATGGGTTGGAGTTATCAACACCCGTCAAGTCAACAGGTTCTGCGGTAACCGTTAGAAGGTCAGGTCCGTTCGGGAAGATACCGTCACCACCAAGGATGGAGTTACCCATCTCAATGATAGAACTAATATCGTAGGAAGTAGCACCTGTACCACGCTTACCTGTGTTGTCAATCTGACCACCAGCAGCACGGAAGGAGAAGATCTCAAGTCCACCAGCGTAGGTGTCGTCATTCGTGTGTTTAATCAACTGTGATAGAGATGGAGGTGCCACGTCTAAGTAAGAGTCAGTTGATAGAGATGGGTTCAGGATTAGTTTTACTTCGCACTCGTGTGTGTTAACAACGTCGAGAGAGTTGAGCTGCAACTGCATTCGGTTGATAATCTCACGTTCACCCAAGTTACCAGATAGAGACGAGTCAACAGAAGGTGACAGTCTAATTGATACAAGAGGTATCTGCGAAGGAACGGTGTTGTCAGTACCAGATGGTGCACCAACAGCGAACTGTGTGCTGTTCGGAACTGCTGGATTACCAAGAGCATTGTTAATAATGCTAACACCTTGGTTATACTGGAACGTTGTGTTACCGTTAGAATCGATGTACTGGAAGTCAACCTCTAGGTTACCACCTGAGATTCTTGATCTGTAGATTGCACGACCGTCAACGAACCATCCGTTAGCTACACTTGCCTGATACACTGTAGTACCCTGTGTTAGCTTAGATGACTCACCAGTTGGGAAGTAAGTTCTGAGATAGAATCTCATATTACGTGACCAACCTTCTCCGATCTGCCACTGCGAGCGAACGATTGATTGCGACTGAGTAGTTGCGTTCTGTGACACTTCGTTGGTGAACTTAAGTAAGTTACCAGACGCTGTGAAGAGGTACGCTTTGTCAGAGTCAAATCGACCATCAGTGATGATAGAAGTACCCCAGTGGAACAGACTTGGAATGTATGATGGAATTCCAGTGTTGTGAATCTCGTAACGAGCAGGGAGGTTACCTGATCTGAAGTATGCTTCAGTCAAGCGGTTGTTGTGCTTGAATTCGTGTACGTACTTGACGTGACCATTTTGATCTTTGAATCCAAAGCGAATCTTACCAGCACCATACCAAGAGTAATCCATATATGCCATCTGGATCTTAGTGATGTCTAGAATGAATCCAGACTTACCAGAACCATCGCACTTATCGACATTCCACTCACCTTGAGGGATCTTGGTATCGATTGTCTTAGTTAGAATAATGTTTGCAGCAGTAATACCCTTGTACTGTGGCTGAATGATCAAGCTATCGTTGTTAACAACTCGGATAACCTTATGTGACTGTCCACGAATAACGATGTACTCACCTTGTTGTATCTGTGATAGGAATGATGTATCAGAACCTGTTACAACGTTAGAACCCCTACTTACAGATACACGACCTGTTAACTGAGTAGTTGAACTACGACGTACAGCACTCAATACAGCACCATTATACTCGAAGAACATACCGTTCTGGAAGTCAAACATACCAGCACGTACACTAGAGTTAGTCCAGTTAATTACGTGGTATCCAGTAAATCCACCAGCAGCAGACGAAGTTGGTGCCTGATCTAGGTTATAACTGAATGTGAATGCGTCATAGATGTATGCGACAGGATAGGATCCATTGTAACTGTTGTCAGTAGCATCAACGAACTCACAGTTTGTACCAACCTCAAGGTTGTGTGGGAGTTTCGTTTGTACTGCAACACGGTGTACAACAGTACCATCAACATATGGTACATACCAAGCACGGATAGAAGGATTCTTCGGTGCGAAGTTGATAGCGAGTGATACCTGTATACCTTTACCTGACTGGTAACGGAAGTATCTACGTGTCTGTCTGCAAATTTGACCATCAGGTGACTTACTGGTTCCGATATCCATACCACCGTCAAACGGTCTGTGTAGGAAGTATCCATCTGGACGTACATAGATCGAAGTATCGATGAAGTACTCAGTGTTACCAGCAGAGTTAACAGCACCAGTTGTGAAGGCTGATGCGTCAGCCATTAGGAGTTCAGTGTCATCCTTAATAGCAGAAATGGTTGTCTCTACAATTGTGAATGTTGTAGGAGAGTTGTTGTTGACATATCTGAATACATCACCAACTTTGAAGTAACGTGTGAAGGTTGTATCAGTACCAGTTGCGATACGTGAACCAGTATTCAATGCGATAGTACCATTACCTACAACCTGTCCATCCATATTGGTGTGGATCAGTTTCTGTGCAGGTGTTTGTGAACCACCAGTTGTGAAGGTTACGTTAGTACCAGCAACAGCAAGTGCAGCAGATTCTGCCAACTTGATGTGGTCTTGGTCAATCACGATAACGAAGTAGTCTCTGTTATCTGTCAATCCACCAATGGTTGTACCACCAGCATCTTGATAGATTACACGTTGACCAGTTCTCATAAAGTGATCTACTACCGTAAGCGTATGGTTTGTTGTGTCAACAATACCACCTGATCCAGTGTCTCTCGCATCGAACGTCTTAGTTGTTGGGACGATCTGGAATGGAACGTCAACAACGAGTTGAGTTTCACTCTTGACGAGAGATACGTTGTAAGCACCGTCAGTCGCACCAAAAGCAGCAGTCTGGTTCTCGAAGACCTGAGTACCAGATCCAGCTGAAGTGAGGTCTTGCTCACCGCCTGGATAGGAGAATGAACCACTGTTGCCAAGAACGAATCTATCATTTGATGCTACACGGATGTAATAAGTTTGGTTAGGTGTTAGGTTACCTATTGAAGTACCAGCAGTTGTGTAGAATACACGCTCACCGTTGGATAAGTTATGGTTCTGATAGTAGACAGTGTTCTTTGTTGGGTTAACAAATAGACCAGTCATACCATATGTACCTCTAGCATCTAGAAGTCTATAAGGAGATGAACCTGTACTTGCTTTAATTCTAAATCTGTTATCATCTACTCTCTCAGCATATACTGTAGCTGGTAGAGATAGGTTTGTGATTCCATCATTGTTATAATAGTAACGTGGATCATCACCAGCAGTCTTAGTAATAACGATTTGGTCGTTAGTTACAGCACCGTGGTTCTCAACGTAGAAAGTATCGTCATCATTTGAACGATCCTGTACTAACATCAAGTAAGCGTTACCATAGTAATCTTGGTTATGTCCATATACCCAAGAACCGTGTCCACGATAGTATCCATTCCACCAGTCATATCCATAACGGAAGTGGAATCCATTACCTGAATCTAGTGAGTAGTTATAACGATATCTGTTTGAACGATAGGTGTCTCTATCGTACATAGGACCCCAGTTACCATTTGTTAGAGTAGTTGGCTCTTCTGGTAGGTAGTCATTGTAGTTCCAACCTGGGCTGTATCCCCAAACTGAGTTACTACCATTGTACCAAGGGTTGTAAAATCTTCCGTCGTAGTTAGAGTTGTTTAAGTTACCTGAACCATTGTACTGACGACGGTTCATTGTTAAGAAGTATGCTCTATTCCACTGAGAGTTGGACATACCTCTGTTACTGGATATTTCAGCAAAGTCATATCCTGAGTGTGATGAACCGAAGTTCCAAGCAGACCATCTATATCTCCAGTACCAGTCCCACCAAGGTTTCTCATCGGAAACGTATCTATGTACTAGAGCAAAGTTGTGCTTACCATAGTTGTAAGTAGCTGCGTTATTCTGAAGTGAACTACTATCGTTTGTAATATTGATGATACCATTGGAACCTGGATTACCACCAGAACCAGCAGAGAAATAAGCATTTGAAAGTTTAATTACAGCTGTACCACCATCAGCTGATGATGTAGATTCTACACGAGTATGGTAGACACCGTGACGTTGTAAGTTTTCAATACAATAGTCACCTGGGTTTGGATAGTAAAGTAAGCAATACCTAGAACGCATATAGTTAGCGTTACTACCCTTCAAGGTAATTGTATGGTTAGTATAGTCAACATCACCATCATTAACTGTCCAAAGACCAGTTGGTTTATGGTCATATGGTTGGAACTGTGACATATCAGGTGTGATAGTCGCAGTGATTGTATCCTCATAATCAACTACAGGTCTAGAGTCAGCAGCAGTAGCTGTTGTGTTGTTAACTTGTAGAATCTTAGGAGAGATTGTGTTAACGAAGTACAATGCAGTACCGTTAGCAAAACCATTCTCGAATGAAGTTGAAAGAACAACTTTAGAAGTTGTTGCAGGTGTGAAGGACATTTCAAATCCAACACCTGTGTTACCAGCCTGTGCATCATATGCATACAGAGTGGCAGGAGTATTATCTGTTACGTATATACGAACATAGGAACCAGTAGTACCTTCTGTTCCATTAGTGTATACACCATCTGTGTATGCAACACCACCACCGTGGATACCATCAGCAGTAGTAGATACTCTAAATGGGTGACCTATGTTAGATGCATCGTGTACATTGAAGATGTACATACCGTTCTTATTAACGGTAAAGACTGATGTACCAACAATAGAGTCATCAAGAGCAAAGTAGTTCTGTCCACCAACGGCTACGACAGTAACATCATATTCAAATGTATCAGCAAGAATACCCTTATCTGTTTGAAGACTAATGGCAGAACCTTCGTAGAACAGACCTGGAATAATACTTGTATATGAACCTGAAATGTCAGCACTAATTGCCTGAGTAGCACGTGCCTTATATGTGAAGGTAGTTGCACTAGGTACAGACTGAATTAGGTATGAACCTTCAGCAGTTGTAGATGCAAGACCAGATACAACAATAGGAATACCAGATGTAAGACTGTGCTCATACAGAGTAGTAACAGTTACAACGTCAGAGTTAGCTGTAACTTCTACAGTCTGAATATAAGGAATTGTTGTGTCTGATGTAGCAGAGTAAGTAGAAGGAATGTTGTTAACCAACTGTAGAGTTTCCCACTTAGTTGCCTGTGGCCCGTACTCAAAGTCGGTGTCAATCATCGTTTCAGGGTTTGAAACTCTCATTTTTGACACTGGGTCAACTAGAGTTTCAGACGGTTCAAACGTTGTATAGTCTGATTCGACGAAAATCTGCAACTTATCAGTTGCGTCCATTGTACTGGTATCTGCGGCCAGTGTGATAACGGTTTCTTCAAAGTCCTCATTGTAATCACAACCTGTCTGGTTAGCAGCAGTTTGGAATCCCTTTGTAGGGTCTGAGAAGTTGTATAGAATCTCGTTATCGGTAACGTTAGTAATCAGAAGGATTCTTTCTCCTGATATGTTATCTCTAATAGCGACTGTACCACCCGTTAATGTAACGTTATCATATGGGGTAAATACATAGTCACTGACTAATTTTTTTGCCATTGGTAGTCCCTTGTTTTATCTTGTGACAATTAAATAATAAAAATCCCTCAACCGCCCAAGGCAATTGAGAGTGCTGCAATACTAGATGTGATGCCCACACCACCGATCTTCAGGGTCTTAGCAGTACCTGTCAAGTTGACATCTCCACCGATGTCTAAGTCGCCAACTACGTTTCCTGTTGCGACATTTCTTAGGTTTCTTGATCCATCAAGAACTTCTGTACCAGCAACGGACAAGCCGTTCTTGGCGTTAAAATTTACGTTTGACGTTGCCATCGTGGTTCCCTGTCCCCCCGATATATCGGTATATTAGGTTTTCTTCAGTTATTTATACAACTAGACATTCATTGTGATTCTTGTGAACTGAATAAAGGTTCCTATTGTGGCAGTTACAGAGAGTTCTAGATTAGCACCATTCATTGCAGCACTAAATGTAGCTACTGCAACTCCTGGATTTGAATGGACATCACCAAACATTGTCACGAATGCATCGGTTCCGTCGTGAGTAAGAATTACTTCACTGGTTGAGACGTGTCCACCGTGTGAAGCATATACTGTATATTTTGCACCACGTACATTTGCAGCAACTAAAGTATCAAATGCTTCGGTTGCAGATGTTGTAGTTAATGTACCAGCACTAATACCAGTTTTATCTGTGATATTAATATGGTCTGAATTATTTGTTGTACCAATCTTAAGCACTGAAGAAGTAGAGATATCTCCTGTGACAGTAAGAGTTAGAGGAATATGAGTATCGTAATTATTGTATATTGAAGATGCTCTTATTTCTAATGCTGGACTTGCTTGGTTACTAATATGGAAACTAATATTTTGATTAGTTGTACTGATCTCACTAAAGTTACCATTCTCTTTAAGAGAAACTGTATTGTTGAATAGTGGATGTGTATTGTTTAACTGTATAGATCCTAGAAGAGTTGCATCATCTGGTTTCAATAACAATGATCCATCACCACCAGCTATTCTAGCTTGATTAGCAGTAACACCAAACTTAAATTCTTTATTATTGTCTAACTGTATATCACCAGCAGACAAATGTAGACGTGCAGTCGGGTTTGCAGTTCCGATACCTACACGGTGATTAATATTATCAATTACGAGTGTTGTACTATCTAAGTTAGTAGCACCAGTAACGTCCAGTCCACCCATAGTAAAGGTAGCACCTTGGTTCAATTTGATAGCACTAATAGTACCATCAGAAGGTTCACCAACATCTATAGTATCTCCAATAACCAATCCAAAGAAATCAATACCTGGATTAGGAGGATCAGAAAATGTTAATTGATCGTTATTAATTTGGAAAGCAACGTTTGCTTCTTGCATTACACCACCAAGTGATATAAGCAACTGTAAAGGAGATCCAGGATATATTACTTGTCCACCAACACGTAAATTAAAAGTAGTCAACACACCATTAAACTGTGTAGCTATGTCATCCAATTTACGGATGTTACCTATCTTTGGTGTTACGCCTAAGTATGCCATTTCTTAAATGATAAGTAATTTGCCGTTTGTGCCAGATGTACCTTGAGCACCACCTTGTCCTGAGGTACCTCTATCTGCATCAGCATTATTGCCAGGAGTTTCGTTTGTCCCTCCTAAAGTTGAACCAGCTTGTATTCTAGTCTGATCTATATATGAAGATCCTCCACCACCCCCGTGGCCATTGGTATCTCCTGAACCGCCACCACCACCTCCGTAGTAGCCAGCACCGCCCCCACCACCAGGATAGATGAGCAACATACCTGCTCTACCACCAGTGAGAGAACCACCATCTATGGAATCTGTGAAACCAGCAAATCCACCTTCGGATTGACTACCTCCACCTCCTCCTCTTTGATCGAATAGTTGACCTATTTGACCATTAAGAGCACCACCAGCACCGCCTCTCTGATCAGCACCAGCACCACCGCCTCCAGCAGCAATCAATAATGCATTAGATTGAACAGCAGAATTACGGAAGACTCCTGAGAATCCACCACCACTTCCACCATATCTTGCACCATAGATACCACCGAGACCACCACCACATTCTCCAGCAGTAGCAGCATTTGTAGAACGAGGATCACCTGCTCCACCAACACAGATATGATATGTTTCGCCAGGTTTTAATTCTAAACCACCAGCTACATATCCACCTGCACCACCAATACTTCCACTGTCAACACCACCACCTCCACCAGCACCCCAAGCAGTAAACTGCACAGTAATGATAGCGTCACCAGTGACATTAGATTGTAATGTATACTCACCCAAGTTTAAGGTTAGTTTTCCTTGAGTGTCTAGATCGTGATTAATTACAGGATCACCGTTCTGAGGAGTAACTGTGATGTTACGTACTGGCTCGTACTGAGATTTCCTAATTCTTGAAGTATCATAAAAAGGACGCAAATGTCCTTCATCGGTCATATTGTCTAACCGACTTTCGTAATTTAAGGTCTTTAGATTACCGATACGAAAAGACATTATGATTCCTTATCACCGATTAATATTACGGTTACTTTGTTTGACGAATCTGTCAAACCAAAAACAGCATCGTTCTCATCCGTTAGGACAATAGGATAGTTTAGTTCAACGTAAAACGTTTCACCAGATGCTAGCTCCTGTCTAAGAAACTGTTGTGGTTTCGTAGATACATCTAAAGTGTCTAATGCACCTACATTATCTTCAACGTAGTACAAGTTGACAGTTTCAGTTGTGGTTGCACCATTAAAAATGACGAAACCTTTTAGATATGTTTTTGTAGTAGATGGATTAACGTAAATAGGAGCTGCAGTTGTATTGGGTACAAACTGTATATTCTTGTTGTTGTACGTTAAATTTCCCCTTGAAAGTGCCATTGTATACTAGTAGCCTCCGTAGTATTTAGCTGAACAGCCAGATGTCTCGCATCTCATTGCGATCACTGAAATCCATATCGACAGTGCCGTCCCCATTACTACTAGTTACAACTAAATTGTATCCAAGGTCAGCAGTGGATGTAGCAGGGAATATAATGTTCCCTAAACGAATTCTGTTAGGTACTGGACCACCAGGATCTGCCTGAATGGTTACACCTTGTATGGTAGCATTATTAAGTGTTGCTGTATTAATAATACCATTACTAGCATCTGCTTTTAAAGAAATGCTGTTATTAATAGTAGTACTAAAGTTAGCATCATTTCCCAATGCAGTAGCTAACTCATTTAATGTATTGAGTGCTCCTGGAGCCGCCCCAATCAAATCATTAAGTTCTTGACGAACAAAACTTGTGGTAGCTAGTTTAGTTGAGTTATCGTTTAAAGCCTGTAAAGGAGCAGTCGAATCAGCAGCAACGTTAACAGTAGTCCTATCTGCAAGGGATCCAAGAGAATTAGCAGTAGTAATATAGGTTCCATCGGATACTAGGATATCAGTAGTTACACCACCAACAACTGCAAACAAATGAAAGTTATCACCATTCTGAACTAATTCTGTCTTACCACCTGTGTCAGCAGACTCAAGAGTAATTTTTGGTAGAGTATTTGCTTTAACTCGTAATGCATTAGAACTTCCAGCACTATCGATGTCAACTTTATATGATGGACTAAAATTATTAACACCTATATTTCCATAACAATCAATATTTCTTACATTAATATCATCAGTTGTTAGAAGTTCAGTAGCACCAGATCTTCCATAGAAAGAAGATACCGCACTGGTAGGTCCAACAAGTGAGGATGAGAAACCAATGTGGGTGACTTCAATTTCACTATTGATATCTGGAGCATTGTCAAAACGTAGAGTTAAGTTTTGTCCAACCAAGGTATAAGCATTTTTATGCTGCACCAAACCATCTATGGTAACCATAATGGCATTAAGGTTAGGAGCTGCCTTTGACATTACGTAATCAACGTCAACACCATTAGCAGTAAACGTTTCAGAGAAGATCTCTGAACGATCCATATTATTAACTACAGAACTCTGTACCTGTCCAAAGAAGGTATCACCTACTGAAGGTGCTTCAGAGAAATAGATTCTCTCTCCTTGTACCCAGAATGAACCTGGAGCACTAGAAGAACTACCTGTATTAGGTTGTTGATGTACCCCGTTTAAGGATACTGTCAATTGCATTGTTTGACCAACTGTTACAGGGTCATTGTTCGTCGTACGTAAAATAAAATTATCAGTAGTACCATCGAACTGTGAGGAAATGTTTTGGATTTCCTTGATCTTTGAGACGTACGCTTCTGGATTAAGACCAAGATATGCCATTACACTGATACCTCCATAATGCTAGCTATACAATCTAGGGAGCTAACAGTATCACATTTAACTAAAATTTCGTCACCCAGTCCTACATCCACTTTAACTACAGCATCACCAGATGTGTGAGTGGTAGGAGTTGAGTTTGCTTGTGCTCTATCAACGTTGAGAGTAGTATCACCAGCACCAGCTAGTGAAGTAATCTTCATAATCTCATTGTTGATTTTAATATAATCTAAAGCAAGTAATTTTGGACCTGTGTTGTCACTGATAGTGATTGATACAATACTAGGAGATGTTACGTTAGCAGCAAGAGTATCACTGACTGCTGGAGTTGAATCTCTATAACCGTCAGGGTTATATTCTAAAATAATCTTTTGTCCCTGCATAACTTCAAACGCTGATCCAGCAGGGATGGGAACGTTCTTTACGATCATCACATCATCCTTAGGATACTGAGGATCGATACTAAATGCTGGATACCTATTAATAGATACTTCAGCAATCACCGCCGTTTGGGTAGTGTTTGATAAGTTACATCCAATTACAACAGTCTGCTTCTCGGTTTGTGTACCAGTAAGTTTAACAGCGTATATGGAAGTCGTAGATGTTCCTACGTTTTGTTTTGATGTTGAGGTAAATTTATTTGCCATTGTTAATTAACCGAGAGCGATAGCAAGTGCAGTAGCGTCAAGACCAGCTTCAACAGATACACCGACCTGTGCAGCAAGGGTATTCACCTCAGCCTGCAATTCGTTAATCGCATTAACGAGGTTTGCTTTGTTTTGAGTAGTTAAGTTAGTAAGATTACCGATAGTAATATCTTTAATCTCATTGATAGCACTGACGATACTAGATTTAGATACCGTACTTAAATTAGAAAGAACACCAATAATGATATCCTTTGTTTCATTAAGAGCAGCCACCAAACTGGTATGGTCAGCAATGTTTGCTGATAAACCTGCAAGGTTACCTACATCTTGATCTAGTTCATTGAGTGCATTAACAATACTAGTTTTATCAGCAGTAGTCAGGTTAGACAAACTTTTGATAATAGTAGTAGTGATATAGTTGATCGCTTCGACAACATTGTCTTTATCGTTAGCTGGAATTTCTCCAGTGATAGAAGCAATCGGACCTAATTCTGTGTCTAATTCAAGAAGACAATCAGTTATAGTCTGAGCAACTAAATTGTTAGCTACAGACTGGGCAATAATTTTGCCAGAAAAATCACCACTGTCAACACCGATCTCGTTGATCTCGACACGTTGTTGTTCAAAGGTAAAATTTTTGTCTACAGTTCTTACTGGCATTAGACTTATAGGTTCTCGGTTTTATTTATACTA